CGTATTCGAGAAGGATATGAACCTGTGAGAGCAGAAGATTATCCTGAGTTTCAAGCTCCTACAATTGAAAACGGACAACATGCAGGAGTTATAGGGGTTGGAGGATTAATTCTCGCTAAGGTTCCACTAGAGACAGTTGCGGAAAGGGGGGCTTATTTTAATGAGCAATCCAGAACGCAAATGGAAGGTGTGGACCATAACTTTATGCGAGAAAGCGACCCGAAGATGCCGTTAAAAGGTGGAGACATCAATAGGTCATCTAAGGTCGAATTTGGTAGTAGGAATAATTCCGACGATGATTAACACTATATTTACAAAGGAGTAAATTATGGCAAATACAGATGCCCCTGATGGATTTACACCAGCAAAACACATGTATGGTGGTACAATTCGCGCTGCAAGAATGAGAATACAGAGCACTTATGGAACAGCTATTTATAGCGGTGACGTGGTTACTCTTTCAAGTGGTTATGTTAACCAGGCAGGTGCGAGTGATACCCCAGCGGGTGTTTTTTACGGTGTACACTATAATGCGTCTGACGGGACCCCTACGTTTTCTAAAGTATGGACAGCAAGTACGGCTACTCAAGGTAGTGATGATGCCATTGCTTATGTATACCGCGATCCCGCGATTATATATGAAGCACAATTTACAGCAGGAACCCCTGCGGTAAGTTTTATTGGTAACAAGTACACTCTTTCAACGACAGCAGGTTCTTCAACGAACGGCAGGTCGAAAGAGGGTGTGACAGCAACTACTTCGAGTGGAATAGCACTGTGTGTAGGTTTTAACTTAGACCCAAGTAATTCAATTGGGGCTAATGCTAGAGCTTACTTCACATTCCCAACTTCAACGTTTGCAGTCTAAATTAAGGAGATAAGAAATGGCAATTAACAGAGCACAACTCGTCAAAGAGTTAGTACCTGGATTACATGCGCTCTTTGGTTTGGAATATGAGCGTTATAACAGTGAGCATGAAGACATTTTTGACACAGAAAGTTCTGAAAGAGCTTTTGAGGAAGAAGTGATGCTAACTGGATTTAGTGAGGCTCCCGTTAAGGGAGAAGGTGCGCCTGTTGTCTATGACTTTGCACAGGAAGCGTGGACGGCTCGTTATACACATGATACAGTAGCTTTGGCTTTCTCATTGACAGAAGAAGCAATCGAAGATAATCTCTACGATACGCTTTCTTCTCGATACACGAAGGCTTTAGCACGTTCGATGCAACAAAGCAAACAAGTTAAGGCGGCTAACGTTCTTAACAATGGCTTTAGTTCATCTTATGTTGGAGGAGATGGTAAGGCTCTTATGACTACCGACCACCCAACTGTAGGTAATGTTGATATGAAGAACGAGTTATCTACATCTGCCGATCTTAATGAAACTTCATTAGAACAAGCACTTATTGATATAGCTGCTTTTAAAGATGAAAGAGATCTTAAGATCAATGCGCAAGCTAGGAAATTAATAATCCCAGCCGCGTTGCAATTTGTAGCCGACAGACTCTTAGAAACACCAGGACGTGTCGGTACTGCCGATAACGATATTAATGCGATCCGTAACATGGGAATGGTCTCAGAAGGATACGCAGTAAATCATTATCTGACAGATACTGATGCATGGTTCGTCAAAACTGACGTACCTAATGGTTTGAAGCATTTTGTTCGTACCCCTGTATCCACAAACATGGAAGGTGACTTTGAAACTGGAAATGTTAGATACAAGGCGAGAGAACGTTATAGCTTTGGTTGGAGCGACTGGAGAGGCATATTTGGCTCGCCAGGAGCGTAAAGAATTTGGGGGGCTCTTTAAAAAAAGGAGTCTCCCTTATTTTTATTTTTTAACCCGAGATAATTTGTTACATCAACTGACTCGGCAGACGTACTCCAAGATGATGTAGCAGTTTTAGTTAGGAGGAAACGATGGCTAAATCAACTTTTTCAGGTCCAGTAAGATCCCTTGCTGGTTTATACAGTTCAGGATACAACTCTGTTGTAAGCTTAACGGCTGATACTACAATTACGGTCGCTGCACACGCAGGTAGACCTCTTTTATGTAATGATGCGGATGGTGTGTTTACACTTCCAAGCATTGTAGTTACAGAACCCGCAGATAAAACAGATCCTAATCAATTATGTAATTTAGGTTCTCAGTTCACTTTTATAGTAGTAACTGCTGCCACTGATATGGACATTACAACGGATGGTACAGATAAGTTTGTTGGTGGATCATATACTGGTATTGATGACAGTGCGGCAGGTAAGACTTTTATTTCTGGTTCATCTAATGACACTTTTACTCAAAACGGTACCACTAAAGGTGGGCTAGTAGGAAGTATTGTAGTTTTTACTGCAATGGCAAGTGCTAAATACCACGTAGCAGGACAGTTATTAGGTTCAGGAACATTAGTAACACCATTTGCTGATAGTTAATAGTAGGAGGTAAATATGGCTAATACAGTCACAGGTCCTACTAATCAATTAGATGGTGAGAAAACTTTAATTGTTTACTGTTCAGTTTATTCCGACGGTAACGCAAGTAGCACCACGTTAGTTGATGTTTCTGGATTGAACACATCAACGTTAAATGGTGAATCGTGTGCTCATGTATCTTTAAATAAGATATGGTACACGGTAAGTGGATCCCCTGATGCACCAGCTTCTCTTGATTGGGACGCCACTACTGACGTAACTTTTTTAACTTTATCTTATGATAATTCTTTTGACTTTAGTACATTTGGAGGATTAAAGAATACATCAGCCTCAGGTTATACGGGGGATGTACTTTTTGTTATACCCTCTACAGCTGATGCAGGTAATGAATATACTGTTTGGTGTGAGTTTTTAAAGTATTACGAAGCACCAGGATCGTAAACAATGGCGACCTCAGGGACTCGCACATTTAGTTTAAATGTAGCGACAGCGATAGAAGAAGCATACGAACTTGCGGGTTTAGAAGCCCGCACGTCGTATGATGCAGTTACGGCAAGACGTTCGTTAAATATTATGTTTGCGGACTGGTCTAATCGTGGTGTACAGATGTGGGAAGTTTCAAAAGAAACTACGACATTAACAGAAGGAACCAGTGAATACAGTATTAATACCTATGATATAGATATTTTAGATGCTTATATTCAAAAAACTGAGAATAATATAGTTACTGATTACCTCATTACTCGTGTAGATAGAAATGAATTTGTAGGGATTCCAACCAAGGGTACTAAGGCGCGTCCCACACAATATTGGTTAGAACGGCTTTTAACTCCTGTAATTCATTTATATCCTACGCCTAATAACTCAACGGATAAACTCATTTACTATGTTTGGAAACGAATTGAAGATGCTTCAGCGGCGGTTAATGATTTTGACTTACCCAGTCGCTTTATTCCTCCTTTGGTTTCAGGATTAGCATATTATCTATGTTTAAAGAAAAATACACAGAAACTTCCTATTTTGCAGCAACAGTATGAAAAAGACTTAGTTAATGCACTACGTTATGATGAAGATAGATCTGCGGTACATTTAGTTCCCAGGAGGGAATATATATAATGGCATATGCATCGGGTAAATACGCCTTAGCAGTTTGTGATACTTGCGGGTGGGCTTATCCTTATCGAGTTATGCGCATGAGTTGGAAAGGTAATAAAGTATGCCCTGAGTGTTATGAACCTAAGAATCCACAAATTGATCCCGTTGCGGTAGGAGCAGATGCCGAAGCGTTGTGGCAGCCTCGTCCTGAAGTTCCTTTACCCCAGTCTCAATTAGGAAAAGTTACCACAGTTGATCCATCACAAACAGTGATTGATGCAACAGGAACCAATATGATGACATTTACCGATGACCCAATAGGGACTCCTTTTAGTGGGGAAGTTGCTACGGGTGCAGTAGGTGATTTAACAGTGAGTACAAACTAATGGCAGGATTTACATACAGTGGATTAAAAACGGCAATTCAGAATTACTTAGATAATGATGAAACAACTTTTACAAGTACCTTAGATACCTTTATCCAACAAACAGAAGAACGAATTTTAAAATCGGTACAGTTACCTGTTTTTCGTAAGAATGCTACGGGAACAGGAACAGCTAGTAATACCTATTTAGCTACTCCAAGTGATTTTTTATCTCCCGACAGTTTAGCCGTAATAGATAGTGATAGTAATTACAGTTATTTGTTATTTAAACACGTTACCTGGATCCGAGATTATACTCCTGCCGAAGCTACAACAGGAGAACCCCTTTACTATGCGCAGTTTGATGACGATACATTTATCTTGGCACCTACTCCAAATAGTGATTTTACTTTTGAATTACATTATTTTTATAGACCCGCTTCATTAACTGTGGCTGGAGATACTGGTAAAACTTGGCTTTCAACAAATGCGTCTAATGCTATGTTATATGGGTGTTTGGTAGAAGGAGCTATTTTTATAAAAATGTCTCCTGAAGAAACTATGCTATATGAACAACGTTTTCAAACCGCCATCACTGGATTAAAATTTTTAGGGGAATCTAAAGACATTAAGGATGAAACTCGTTACGATAATGTTAGAATGGCACCGCAATGATGTTGAAAAAGCCAGTTCCAGATTTAGAAGGTAAAAATATAGCCATCCTTGCCATGGGTAATAGTCAATTGGATTATCACAAAATGGTTACGCACAGTAAAAAATTTGATGAAGTGTGGGCTATAAATGCTATGGTAGGAGTTTTAAAAAATGTAGATAGAGCTTTTATTATGGACCCTGTAAGCCGTTTCTTTGATACCGATGATGCGGGCAATATGACAGTGATGATGAGAGAAGTTTTACCTACTATTGAATATCCTATTTATACCTGTGAATTAGATAATAGAGTTCCTGCATTAGAGGAATACCCAATTAAAAGCATTGTTTTAGATTTAGATTGTGGTTATTTTAACAATACTATTGCCTATGCGATTGCTTTTGGTTTATGGAATAAAGTAAGTGGAATAAATATGTTTGGGGCTGATTTTAGTTATAAAGGTAATTTGCACTTTGCAGAGCAAGGACGAGGCTGTTGTGAATTTTGGTTGGCAAAATGTATAGATGAAGGTATTATTGTTCAAACAGCATTAACTTCAGGATTATTAGATGCTAATATACCTATCCAGGAAAAAATGTATGGGTATCATAGACTTGAAGATCCTTTTGTTAGTTACCGAACAGAAGAAGATGAATTAAAAATAACACGATGGTCCGAAGTAGAAAAACAACAAGCCATCCCAATAGGACTTTCTGGAAGGAAAGATGGGCAAATACAAGAAGGTTTAATAGTAGAGCCTAAAAAATACTGATGCAAACACAAGACTTTACATTAGAATTAGGTGATTTAGATGTTAAAACACAGAATTACAGAGGGCATTCGGTAGAGGAAGTTGCAAAAATGGCAACGGATAAATTAATCTCTATTAGTAATGAAGCCCCTGCACCCATAAGGGCACAAGCACATGCTTTTAAAGAAGCATGCAAAAAGGTTGTTGCGTATTATATGCAAGAAGCGGTGAATAACCACATGTGCACAATATGCAACGCATTAGAAAAACAAGGTCATAATGACCTAGCTAATATTATTAGGAGACTATAATGGCGATAACACAAGCGATGTGCACCAGCTTCAAGAAAGAACTCTTGCAAGCCAAGCACAATTTTAGTACAGGTGGGAACACTTTTAAACTGGCTCTTTATACCAGTTCAGCTACTATGAGTGCTGCCACTACTGCTTACTCTACGAGTCAGGAAGCAACAGGAACCAATTACACGGCAAAGGGTGGAACTTTAACTAAAGTTGAACCTACTTCGTCTGGAACGACTGCGTTCACGGATTTTGCTGATTTGACTTTTGGTACTTGTACGATTACTGCTAGAGGGTGCATGATTTTCAACGACACGGCTACAGGCGATCCTGCGGTTGCGGTTTTTGATTTTGGTGGAGATAAAACCTCTACAGCTGGTAGTTTTACAATTACATTCCCCACTGCTGACGCAAGTAACGCTGTAATAAGAATAGCGTAAATTTAGCCTATGGCTAATATAACTGGCTGGGGTAGAGGCACTTGGGGTCAACTGACTTGGAGTGAGCCTATACCTGTTACATTAACAGGATTGGCTGGCACAGGGGCAGTTGGCACAGTGGTTGCGTCTATTCCTATTTCTGTTTCCTTAACAGGATTAGCAGGGACTTCAGCTTTAGGAAGTGTTGTAGCTACTGGAGGAGCTACTATAACGGAAACTGGTTTAGGTAGTGTTGGAGCAGTAACTTCTATTGCCAGTGTGACGGGAACAGCTAATGTCCCTGAAACTGGTGTAGCTGGAACAGGTTCAGTAGGAACTTTAGCCACGACAGGTGCAGCATTACACGGAGTTACAGGGCACGCTGGAACAACAGGACAAGGTGACGAAACCGTTACTGGAGATTGTAATCAAGCATTAACTACAGTAGCGGGTACTGGTGCAGTTGGAAGTATAACGACAGCAACAGAAAATACGATTCAAATAGTTGGAGATATTCCAGCTACAGGTGTTGTAAATGGTTCCTTTACTTTTAGTTTGGATGTTAATATGACCTTAACAGGACAGGTGGGAACAGGTGGAATAACGAGTTTATTAGTTTGGGGCTTAGTAGATAGTAGCCAAACTCCAGATTGGACCGAAATTGCTGCTTAATTTTTTAGCAAATGTATATATAATAAGAAACGGAGAATAAAAATATGGCAACTTATGTAAATAATTTAAGACTCAAAGAAATCGCCACAGGCGATGAGTCTGGAACCTGGGGTACATCCACCAATACCAACTTGGAATTGATTGGGGAAGCCTTTGCGTATGGAACCGAAGCGTTGGCAGATTCGTCAACACAAACAATAACGATGGCGAATGCGACAGCAGACGGCATTCGTAAAATTTATGTCAAATTAACGGGGACTTTATCACAAGCCAGTACGATTACTTTAGCACCCGATACCGTGTCTAAAATATGGATAATCGAAAATGCCACATCGGGGGGATATAATACGGTTATCAAACAAGGGTCAGGGGCTACTGTTACCATCCCCAATGGCAACGTAAAAGTAGTGGCTACCGATGGCGGTGGTTCAAGCGGTATTGTTTATGATTTATTTACCGATGTTAGCTTTGCTGGCACAACTGCTATGGGAAGCGTGAACATTGATGGCGGTGCTATAGATGCCGTTACTTTAGGAACCAACTCTGCTGTAACCCAAGCCGTAGTAGACAATGTAAATATTAATGGTGCTACTATTGGTCATACATCCGATACGGATTTAATGACTTTAGCTAGTGGTGTTTTAACGGTTGCTGGAGAAGTATCCATGACCACGCTAGATATAGGTGGTACTAATGTTACGGCTACGGCAACAGAATTAAATTACGTTGATGGAGTTACATCAGCAATACAAACTCAAATAGACACGAAAGCGTCTGTGGGTAAGGCTATCGCTATGGCGATGGTGTTCGGATAAACTTAGGAGAAAAATATGGCGAATCCCAATCTAGTAGATGTCACAACAATTACAGGTGAAAGTGTCACTGGTGCATTAACCACTACCACTACCACCGATTTGTTGACGGCAGCTTCTGAAACACTTGTTAAAGTTAATAGCATAATTATTGCCAACATAGATGGCACTAATTCCGCTACAGTAACAATGGGTATTATTAAAAGTGGTGGTTCTGTTGTGCTTTTTGCTTCCACGATTGCAGTTCCTGCGGATGCAACGCTAGTTCTTGTTGATAAGAACTGGGGATTGTATCTGGAAGAAGGCGACTTGATCGAAGGCGGAGCAAGTGCTAACAGTGACTTAAATTACTTGATTTCGTATGAAATACTTAATGACGCATAGGAGAAATAATTATGGCTCACTTTGCGGAATTAAATAGCAGCAACGAAGTATTACGAGTAATTGTAGTTTCTAACGAAGACGTAGATGCAAATGGCGGGGATAAACACGCTGATGCAGAAACTTTTGTTACAACCATTGTGCCTCATGGCACAGGGGGAGTAGCTTGGAAACAAACGTCTTATAATAATAATTTTAGAAAACAGTATGCTGCTATAGGGTATACTTATGATTCAGGAAAGGATATGTTTATTCTTCCTAAACCTTATGCTTCTTGGACAAACGATTCAAGTGGCGATTGGAACGCACCAGTTACTTATCCAAATGATTTAGAAGAAAACAGTTTAACTGTATTTACTTCTTGGGATGAAGATAATCAAAAATGGCTTGGTTCTACTTGGTCTGATAATTCTATAGGTGTAGGAACAGAAACCAAATATGAATGGAATGCTTCTAGTTTAAGTTGGACAGCTTTATAGGAGAAAATTATGGCTCTTTCTAATGGTGGAATTATAGGAACTGACAATGATCCTTCAGGTGCACCTTTAACAACTACTTTTACGTCATCAGGTACTTTTACTTCTGGCTCAAAATCAACTGCTGCCCAATATTTAGTAGTAGCTGGAGGAGGTGGTGGCGGAAGTCGTTTTGCAGGTGGTGGCGGTGGTGGAGGTTTCCGTACTTCTACTGACGATAGTTTTCCTGTTACTGCTTCTACAGATTATCCTATTACAGTAGGTGGTGGTGGTG